GTAAACAGATCCGAAAAGAAATTTACAGGAAAATATATGATCAATTTTCTGCAAAGATAAAACAATCAGTGGAACTCGGACATAAACAACTTTTTATGACAGTACCAACATTTCTTATTGGATATCCAACTTTTGATCGTTCAGCTGCAGCGAGATATGTCGCGAGACAGTTTACCTTAGGTGGATTTAGTGTACAACTTGTTAGTGATCATGACATTTACATCACATGGATAAAACCAAAAAAGAAGAAAGAAAAAGTTGAACAAGAAGAAGAGGGAGATTTTCCCAATCTCATGAATCTCAAGAAAATTGCAAATAAATACAGGAGAAGTGCGTAGGAACTTATAATTTTAAAACCATCTTTAATGATAAATGGACAATTTGAGTATTATGGTAGAGGCTAAGAAGGAATATCTTGGTCAGCTTTGTCTCATCATGTGTCCAGCTATGATTGAAGTGTTCGAGGAAATGTACAACGAAGCTGTGAAGACTTCCAAGGGAAAGCAGGTTTTGATTATGTTTCAGAAAATCCTTAAAGAGGTTCCCAACTGGTCGAATGCTATGTCTAAGAGACACAGTGACAATATTACCGATCGATGTGCGTGGTTCAGTGACCTCTTGGCTGCCGTTTTCGTCGCATGCACAAAGATCCTTTCTTCGGTTCGTCTAAAGGCGGATAACAAAAAGATTTCTCTGAAGTTACCAACTGAAGAAGTTTTCATTCAAACATGTTACAACAACATCGCGAAGGATCTTTACAAGGACCCATACATTTTCCATGAAGAACAGAGTGAATACATGCGTGATGAAAAACTCACGATGCGTTTTTGCACCTGTATCGAGAGCACCGTAAAAGAGTTGATTCCAGTGCAACAGATTCTCCAGACATACATGTCTCAGGAAACTCGAGACATTTCTCTCGATGGTGAGATTCAAGATGGTATCGACCCCGACGTACTCGACGAACCAATGATGGAGCCCGAGCCCGAGCCTGAGCCTATGGGTGATCCTGGGCCTATGGGTGATCCTGAGCCTGAGCCTATGGGTGGTCCTGATCCCCAACCTACAGGCCTGGAAAATGAGTTTAAGACTGTACCAGGTGTTCAAGCTCCCGAGCCTGAGTCTGAGGTTGTCACTGATGAAGTTCAGCAGCGGCCTCAGGAAGAGGATGATGTCCTTTTCGGTGATGCACCAGAGCAGCGTACAAAAAATCCCAGGTATAATTAAATGGAGATCTCCGATTATTTACGCGACCCGATGAGCGCCGCTCTCATTGCTGGTGGTATCACTGCGGGGTACATTCATCTCAAAGCGTACCTGAACAATGAGGGTAAACTCGAATTAAACAAGTATACCAAGCCTGCGGCTCTTAACGCGATTTTGGTGTTCTTCATCGTCTCTGGTGGGATAGGTCAACGAGAGAGTATTTCCACTGAACCTTTCTAAACTTAAAGATTAAACCAATAGAATAAGAAAATGGCGTCTGTCACTGCTTTCAATGATATGATGGGTCAATTTCTTGTGGAATTGCACAAGACTTTTCCAGAGGAAAAAGGCATTAAGAAGATGATGACGTCGTTTGACGTCTTGAAGTCTACAAACCCACGTCTCGTCGTGGACGCTTTCATGAAGGGTGTGACTCCTTATGCAGAGAAGATTTCGACCAAGGATGAATCCTTCCTACTCAAGGAGATTGAGACGATCGACTTCCTGAAGGATCTCAACATCAAGTCGTACTGGGAGCGTATGTCTGTCAACACGAAGGGTGCGACCTGGCAGTATCTTCAGACCTTGTATATGCTCGGTACTACGATCACTTCCATTCCCGATGATACACTCAAGATGATCGAGGGTATCGCTAAGGAATGTGCTGACAAGATGGAGAATGATGGAGGTGAACTTGATCAGGATGCACTCATGAAGATGATGGGTAGCATGCTAGGCGGTCTACCCAAAAAATAAACCTCTACATATACTAAATGAAGGCCTGGTTTGACGATCCCCAGCAGCTCACTCGGGCCGACCAGATAAATCAGTTCTGGCCGACTTCTGAACAAACCCCAGAAGATCGTGTGAATGCTGCTTCTCGTTTTATCATCTATGTCAGTTGCATTCTTTATCTGATCCGTCGAGATCCTCGTGTTTTTGTACTGGGCGCCACTGTGATTGCCGTGATTTATGTTCTGTACAAGTCTAAACTTGTGAAAGAGACTTATGGATCGAGTGTGAAGAGTGCCAGTTGTCAAAAACCCACAGAAGATAACCCCATGGGTAATGTCCTCATGACTGATTATACGGATGCCCCTAATCGTCTGGAAGCGTGCTATTACGCCACAGTAAAACCATACATCCAAAATTATACAACTGGTGGTATCCCATATGATTCTGGGCGTTCCCGAACGTCTATGCCCAAATATCTGCGAAATGCTGCTGATCGGCAATTTGTGACTACATCTGTTTCTAAAATTCCAGGAGACCAAACTGCTTTTGCTGAGTGGCTTTATGGTCCCAAGAATGGCCCGATGTGTAAGAGTGACACTCGCTTCTGCAATCCCAATGCTCGCGGTGTTCAACTTGAAGCGTTCGAAGGTCTTGATATGAGTGGAGATAAGCGATCTGGTATGTTCGGTAGATAATATTCTCATGTAATAATAAATGGCGTATCAGCTTCAACCTGGTCTTTCCATAGTCCAAAACAAGGGTGCAATTCCCCCCGTCAAGGCAACTGATGAAGTTTTTGTGTACCCCCAGCCCAGTACCCTCAATTGTGGTGGATGCCGCCCCAATACTATGTTGTATGGCACCGCCCCATACATGGCCGGTAAGGGTTCCCCAGCTCAGCACATCAACACGAGTGATGAACTTCGCCCCCAATCGACTACCCGTTTCAATAAGAACATTGTTCAAACCTATGAGCGCAACCTGTTCCCCTTGTCCAACATGGAGTGTAAGGTTCCCCTTCGCACACTTACGTATGAACCGATGAGTACCCGAGCCGAACTCCAGAACGGTCTTTTTCAGCAAAGATATGTTAATAAAAATGTAGGTAAGAAGTAAGAATGGCTGATCCTATTTCACTTATGGCTGTAGCCGGTCTCGTATACGCTGGACGCAACTTAAGTGCCAAGTCAGTTCCACCTAAGATTGATAATGATGTACCGGTTATAAAGACTCCCCCAGTTGTGGAAGAAAACAACTTTGAACCAACGATGGAAGTTCCCCGTAAACGAGAGATGGATACTTTCGCAGACATTTCTAAACAGCAGAGGAGTGGTGGTCAGGAGATCCTTAACATGCGAAACCGTATGTATGACAATGGTCGAATGAACAATCTTTCTCCCGTTGAAAAGAACCTGGTCGGACCGGGTCTGGGTGTGGGTGCGCACGTTCCCGCAGCCGGTGGTCATCAACAGTTATTTAGGGTTAATCCAGTGAATGTTGGTGAATACAGGCTGACAACTCTCCCAGGCCGAACTGGACCGGCTGCTGATATCACAGGTGGTCGTTCGGCTGTGGTGGGTGAACTTACACATAACAAACCAGAAACGACTGCTCATCTCCCTTCAAGGCTTCCTACCGTACCTGGGCGTGCTCAGGGTATGTCTGGTGTTGTCCCTCGCAATGAGCATGAGAAGACGAAGCGCACCACTAACAGATCGGAGACTGGTCTTCGGGCGGATGGTCTTGGCTTCAATGGCGCGAAGCGATTTGTTCCTGCTCAGACGATATCCCAAGATCCCACACGCTTCAAGAGTGATCGCAATGATGCACAGTATGAATATTACAACCGCCCAGCTCCCGGCATCCATAGTCACCATGGTGCTTACACGAATAGCGCTGCCGCCCAGGTTACAGCTAAGACGAATGAAGAGCTCATGAAGTATGGTTTCCGCCCCGAGGATCGCCGTGGTAAGCCCAACCGTATGGGTAACGCTGGTCGTATGAATGTTCGCGAGTCTGCTCTAAAACAGGGTGGCGCTCTTACCGCGGTTAGGTCGGACACGACGCGTATCGACGGTCGTGTGAATGCTGCCAACGGTGGGTGGACACAGCAATACAAACAAAAACCATACCATCAGTTCAATGCGTACAAGGGTAATGAGAACCCCAATTCGAGAACTCTCGACATTGCTAAGAGGCAGCTCCAGAGCAACCCTTTGGCACACTCACTGTCTCATTAATTTTAACATATCATAGACAAAAACACTCATTAAAATATTGTCCCTATATTTTAATGAAGGTACATAACCTATCTATTGACAGTAGTCAGCGTGATGGTACGGTTTACCCACACGCTAATAACTATGTCATTACTCTAGAAAACCCTATATATCAGGTGGAAGAAATACGACTTGTATCTGCTCAAATCCCAACAAATTTTACAGGTACAGGTCCTAATCCGGTTCGCCCCAATTCATTGGTTTTGAGGTTAACTTCTGGTTCGGATGAGTTTAACCAGTCGGTGTATGTTGGATCACCGAAGGATAGCTTACAAAATGGGACACCACATTTTACAGGTCACCTCCTTCTTAATGGTGGAAACTTATTATCATTCAGGGGTTCGGATGATCCAGTTGTATACCGTTTTCATTCAGGGCCACAAAAGATTATAAAGGATCTTAGAATTGAATTTTTCTATATCAATCCTAGTGGTGTTCTCACATCATATCCATTTGTTAATCAAGCACATATCCTCAAATTCGAAATAAAGTGTTCCACTAACAAATTGGAAAATCTAAAAGTGGACCCACCTGAAGAGAATGAAGAAAAAACAGACATAAGCATCCCTGAAATTTCAGATGTTTATGAATGGAAAAATGAGTATACGTACATCGTTGCTATATTAGTCTTTGGATTAGTTCTAATGATGCTCATGAAGGGTAAACCCAAATCGATTAGCGGGTAATCGCGAAGACGGGCTGAGCGGGCTTGGACACGCGGGTGGACACACGAGACACGATCATGTAGACGGCGATCGAGAGGAGGGTGGTGAGGATCGCGGTGAGGGTGTACTGGGTACCACCGTTCTTGGGCACCTTAATCACCTGGCTGATGACCCAGCGGACGAGGTCCATCCAGGACATGGCGGCGGCGAAGGAGAAACCCGCGACGATAGCGTTGAGCGACTGGGTCTCGAGCTCCTGGGTAACGAGGTTGACGGTTTCGACAGCTTGGTTGCGGGCGGCTTCCATTGTGAGTGTTATACACTATCCTGAGAAAATTATTCAAATGAGAGTTTCTCATTTTTGACATGTTTTTTAAACTTCTTTGTTTTGATCGTTTTTATTTTTGAGAAGAGTTGTTCATCATCGGAAGAATCTTCACTAGAGCTGTTCTCAGATTCATACTTCTTAAACTTATCTTCCGAGAATGACCATGCTTCAGGCTCCGAGGTGCTCATTACTATTAATAGCATTTTTTAACATCTGTTCTGTCGGATTTTGGGGAACCCAGGAATCCCAACGATCATACGCCTGGTTCATGAGAATAAAGCGTTCGTCTGTACCGATGTACCTCTCGAAGGGTGGACAGTTCTCATCGTCAACTTCTTCAATGTCATCTTCGTCAGAATCTTCTTCGTTGTACAGATCCGGAAAAAGCGTTCCAATATCCTGTCCAACTGTGTACATCGCACAATACTTAATCGCATATTCCAAGTCTTCTGGGAGTACCGTATCTCTTCCACAAGCTTTAGAATATTCGGATGCAAATAGCATACTCTTTTCCATCACAGGTAGAAGAATATCAATCATACTTTTGACATACTCTTCTGCCATCTGGGACTCTCCGAATCCTGTTTGCATGTTCATTTAATATTGAAGATGAGTAAAATTTTGGTAAATAAAACGAGACACTAGAATAGAATGAATCTTCAGTTGAGGAAATTCAAACCTGAGACGATCAGTGACGATCGAGTGTGTGTTTTCATAGGTAAGCGTAATACAGGTAAATCAACCCTGGTGAAAGATATCATGTTCCACAAAAGACATCTCCCAGCCGGAATTGTCTTGTCTGGTACAGAAGAGGGAAATCATTTTTACTCAGATTTCATCCCCGATCTGTTCATTTATGGTGACTACGACAGAGATGCCATTGAACGAGTCATGGCAAGGCAACGTAAATTGGTGGGTTCAGGGAAAACTCAATGTGGAGCATTCATGCTTCTAGATGATTGTATGTATGATTCCAAGTTCCTCAAGGACACGTGTATTCGACAATGTTTCATGAATGGGCGCCATTGGAAGATTTTCTTTATGCTAACGATGCAATATGTCATGGATCTCCCCCCAGCTCTTCGTGCAAATGTCGACTACGTGTTCATTCTCAGGGAAAATATCATTCAGAACAGGGAGAAATTGTACAAGTCATTCTTTGGTATTTTTCCCTCTTTCGATATGTTTTGTAAGGTTATGGATGCCTGTACAGAAAACTACGAGTGTCTCGTGTTAGATAATACGGTAAAATCTAACAAGATACAGGATTGTGTCTTCTGGTATAAGGCCACAGTCAGGAAGAATTTCAGGGTTGGGGGTCCAGATCTATGGAGACTTCATAAGAAGATGTACAACCCAAAACATCTTGAACAGAAAGAGGATGACGCTAAGAAAGCGACGAGGAAGACGAACCTCAAGATCACAAAGACGCGTTGAGTTTTGAATTCAAAAATAGTAGGACTATAATAGATGGCTTCAGACCAAGTACACACTATGAATCTTTCCGATGATGGAGAGGGAATGGTTCCTCTGCATGATAACCCTTCCACGTCTTTTAAACATGAAAAAAATGTGGGACAAAGTAAAGAGACGATGGATTCTACTCCCATTAACGATATTATGATGGAACCCCCTATGATGACTGATGAGCCCCGCATGCAGGGTGTGATGCCCCAGATGACCGCTCCTCAACCCCAGGGCGCTTACCCAGTTCCCCAAGCTCCTTCCGAGCCCGAGAAGAAGAACCCCCTGAATCTCACAGATGATCAGCTCACCGCCCTCGTCGTCGCTGCCTGCACCGCTGCCGCTGTGAGCAAGCCTGTCCAGGACC